GAATTGTATATTTAAGGCCGAAGGGTGTGGAGATTTACCAGCATTAAAAACAGATAAACATATAGTTTCGTGTTGGGAAATGACTGAAAAAGAAAAAGAAGAATTTATAAAAACAGGAAAAATATATTTGTCTGTATTGGGAAATATACAGCCACCAGTTGCGTTATATATAGATAGACCATATATAAGACAATAGAAAGGAGAAAAAATGGGAAAACCAGTACAAAGAAAAAGGTATAAAATCAAGCAGAATGTTACTTGCGAACAATGTATAAATTGTATGTATATTGAACATGGAGATATGTACTGCGATGAAAAAGAAGATATGCCACTTGTATATGATGAATTTTGTCCAACTGAAAATTATATGTGGTGTAATGGAAGAAAATTTATTGAAAGGTAGGAACACTTATGAAAATTTATGATAAAGAAATATATATGAAAACTGAAAAAATAAAAGCAACTTTAATGGTTATTTTATGTTTTGTTTTTGGATTTGTTGTTGGGTGTATAGCAATAAACCATGATCTAAAAAATGAAAATACCAAGCTAAAAGATAAAATAGGTGAATTAGAAAGAACAATAGATAGGAGACAGGCAATAATAGATGAACAGTATGTTGAACTGGACTCATTAAGAGAAACAGTATATATGTATGAATTAAATGGAAGGTAGGTGTTACAAATGATAAAGTATTTAATAATAGGGCTTTTAATAGGTTTTTTTATAGGAGATTTTATAGGTATGGCAATAATGTGTATATTGCAAGTAGCAAAGGATGGTGAGGAATAATGCCATCCTTAGAAATAAAAGGAAAGAAAACAGGAATTATATTCGGTTTTAGAGGTAAAAATCAACTTCCATTATTTATGATTATAAAAGAGTACTTCGATGAAAATGGAGAAGTCGATTTTGCAAAAGTATTATTTGAAATTGAAGGAAAGAAATGCAAAGAAGAATATAAGAAAATATTTGAAAAGGAGGAATAATATGTCAACAGATGAAGTAAAAAAGTTAATAGTAGATGGCGATATTTTTATGCAGGACAAAGATGGAGAAATTAGTAAAATAGCGGAAATACAAAATTTTGAAAGTGTGCAGGAAAATAATCAAGATGATGCTGCAGATGCAGTAAGGTACGCAATAGAAAAAGAAAAATCAAAAAGTGTATCAATTACGATTACAAGAGAATCATCAATACATTTGCAAAAAATGTTAGGTATTGAAAGAATTTCAAGAAAAAGATTTATTAAATTACTTATGGGATGTAGAATTCAAAGAAATGATGCTAACATATTTGCAGATATAGTTAGAAAAAATGAATATGGATATTGTCCGATTATGGTACAGGCAGTTATAGAGTGGGTTATAAAAGAAATACAAAAGGGGGAAGAATAATGAAATGTACAGATAAAGAATGGGATACTTGCCAAGTCGAAAAAATGGGATGCAATGGCTGTTATTACAATGAAAAAAATAAGGAAAGAATATTCTATATATTTTTAGACATAGATGGTGTGCTAAACAATATGAATTACTGGGATGAATGTTTTGACAGACATCATGTAAAAGGAATAATGAGTATGCATTGTTTCCCATTTGATCCAAAATGTTTAAATAATTTAATGAAATTAAATCAAAAATTACAAAAACAAGGTTTTAATGTAAAAATAATATTAAGTTCGACTTGGAGATTAAATCAGATAGATACAGAAATAGTTAATTCAAGACTTGCTGAATATGGAATGAGAATATTTGGAAAAACAATAAGTTTAAGGAGTGCAAATAGAGGATTAGAAATAAAAAACTTTTTGGAAAATAAAAAATACGGAAAAGCAAAAAAATTTTTAATAATAGATGATGAAATAAAGGATATTATTGAACAGTTTAAAGAAACACATATTATACATACTGATTTTAATACTGGATTTGATAATCAAAAATTAAAGGAAGCAATGCAAAAGGCGGATAGCTTTGAATAGCAGAAAGGAGAAAAATATGGCATTTAATCAAAAAGAAGAAGATGCTATTTCATATTTTAAGCAACAGGTAGAAAATCTGAGAGATACATCTGGAATTATATTTACTATGCCAATGTTACAAAATGAAGATGTGATAAAAAAAGATAGGGAT